GATTCACGACGACAACCTGACGAGGGCATAGCGATGGCAGAAACACCCAACAACAACCATGCTGAAGAAGACTACACCATTCACGATCTCGTGGAGTTCAGCGTGTCAGTGAACGCGCTGCTGCGTCGGGCGAATCGCCTTCTCAGGATGGCAGAAAAAGGAATGCCAAAGAGACTCCTGATGATGGAGACGGCGATGACGGCAGAGTCGGCATCTCGCGTGGCTGTCCTCTTGGCGAAGTCTCCAGAGACTTTGGACGAGGCCCATGTGAGTGACGTGTATCAAACCCAATACCAAAACATGAAGAAGGGCAACTGATATGGCTTTGAAACTGTATGAGTTCGCAGACGCTTACCGGGAGTTGTGGGTCCGAATCGAGGGGAGCATCGACGCCGATGATGGTGCGGAGACGGTTGATGAATCTCTCAAAGACGAGTTTGACCAGCTTGAATCCGCTCATGCCGACAAGATCGAAAACATCGCCAAGATGATCCGGTCACTCTTGGCGACCCAAGAGGCACTCGACAATGAGGCAAAGAGGCTGTCGGCTAGAGCAGCATCGGTGAAGCGGAAGACGGAGTGGCTCAAAGGATATGCCTTGGACTCGATGGTCGCCCTTGGGCACACGAAGATCGAAGGCGACATTCTGGTTGTCTCAGTGAGCCAGAACCAGAGCGTCCATATCGTGGACGAAACGGCGATACCAGAGACATACTGCGTGAGAACTGAAACCGTGCGGCCGGACAAGGCGATGATCCGAGACGCAATCAAAACCGGCAGAGACGTTGAGGGTGCTGAGTTGGTTACCCGGCCGTCGCTGCGAATCAGGTAGGAGAGAGAACGATGGCAGAAGATTGTCGTGAGGCTCACAAGGACGCCGGTGGCCTCGATGCGGCGGTGGAGGAGTTGTTGAGAATCGTCGACGAGAAGAAGATGCTGGACCGCGAGCCGGGGGAGTTGGACGGGATCAAGCGGTCCAAGCCCTACATGGACGACACACCCGAGCCGGAGGGCGCACCATGATGGGTGAAGGTTGGACGTGGATTCATTTGGCAGCGGTGGGGGTGGTGTTCGCCGGGTACATGCTGTGGCTTACTCGTGAGGAGGCGAAGTGATGAGTGACAGACTGAACGAGATCAAGCAACTGCTGGCCCAGTCGCGGGTGAACCTTCAAGAACTCTGCGACGAACACGGCTACAAGGTATCCAAGGGACCGCCGGGAGGAGATCTCCGTGGCGAAGGTGTGTGGGTCGAGTGGTTCGGCGAGATGGAGTGGCTGATCAAAGAGGTCGAGCGGCTAGGGAACCTCAAACTGCTGATGATGGAGTTGGGCAACCGGCTTGTTCTCGAGCATGGCTGGGAGCCAGCGGCTGGAAAGTGGTGGGACCGCGTCCCATCAGGCGAACACACCGGGCTGATCGTGGCCCTGACCGAGCAGATCAACGCGAAGCCAGCGATGCAGGAGTCTCTTACCGCGTTGGGGGTAGAGTGGCCGATGCCGGTCGGGGAGGTGATCTGATGTTTTGGGGTGCTGTGATTCATGCGAACCATCCTGCGTTGGCGTTCACCGTGCGTAAGTTCGACGGTCTGCCCGAGTTGCAACAGGCGGTCGGCGGCTTCATCGAGATGGTTCCCAGCACGGGCGACCGTATCAAGATGTATGTCTGCGAAGACGGTCTCCGTGAGAAGATGCCTCCGAACCCGATAGCGTCCGGTTTGGCGAGGCAGGATCTTGTCGGGGATGCCGTGTTGTTTTCTGGGTTCGACGAAGACGGTAACGAGTTGTCGATCACAGAACACGCTGCCGTCCAGTTGCTGAACGAGGTGTCGGGGGGCGAGTGATGGCGAGGCAGTTGTATGAGACTGACGGGGACCGCTCCAAAGAAGAATCTGCCAAGGCAGTTCTCGAAACGGCGTGGGGGGCCGTCTTCCACAAGCTGCCGGTCAAGTATGGTGCTGACTGGATCGCCGTTCGTGGGGGGAAGGCTGTTGCGGTGCTTGAGTACAAGAACCGTCCTCACCAGCACGACCGGTATCCGACCTACCTCCTGAGCTTGCACAAATGGATGACTGTGAGGCAGGTGGCTGCGGAGGCAAAGGTCAGGGCGTTTCTGGTTGTCGAGTTCACTGATGGCTTGTACTGGGCTGAAATGATGGACGGTATTGGTGAGACTGGCGTTGGCGGCAGGACAGACCGGGGAGACCCAGACGACGTAGAGCCGTGCCAGTTCGTCCCGTTGTCGTGCTTCACTAGACTGCGTCTATTCGATCCACCAGAGTAGCGGTTGATCGCCGCTCACGACCCAGCGGCATATAATCGCCTCGGCGATGGAAAGGGAAGATGATATGACCGACGCACACAAGAAGGAATGGCACATCCTCAACCTCGGTGCCGGGGTGCAGTCGACTGCGCTTTACCTAATGTCGATGGCGGGTGAAATCCCGGTGACGTTTGATGTCGCGATATTCGCCGATCCCGGCGACGAACCGGAGGCGGTCTACAAGCATTTGTCGTGGCTGGAGTCGTTGAACGGGCCGAAGATCATTCGCGCGTCGCGGGGTTGTTTGGGTGATGACATACAAGCGGGGCAGAATAGCACGGGACAAAAGTTTGTCACTATCCCGGCGTTCATTGCGTTTGACGAAGGGAAACCGTCGGGGATGATCCGTCGTCAATGTACTCGCGAATACAAAATCGACGTGATCATGAAGACAATTCGACAAGACGTTGTCGGGTTGAAACCGCGTCAACGAATGCCGAAGGGTGTACACGTTCACCAATACGTCGGGTTTTCATACGACGAACCGGGACGGGCGGCACGAATGCGGGGACGCTATGGAACTATCCCGTGGTCAACGTGCCATTTCCCGTTGATTGACGAAGTGATGAAGCGCGGCGATTGTGTGCGGTGGCTGGAACAAACCGGCGTTCCGCATGAGACGCCGCGATCGGCGTGTGTGTTTTGTCCGTTCCACTCGAACCTTGAGTGGCGACGAGTGAAGGAGAACGCGAGCGACTGGGATCGTGCGTGCGAAATCGATGACGCGCTGCGAATTGAAGGTAACGTGCTGAACCGCAACCAAGACGCGAAGATGTACGTCCACAAGAGCTGTCGGCCTTTGCGCGACGTAAATCTTCACGAAGACCAGCGGTCGTTGTTCGACATGGAGTGCGAAGGTGGATGTGGACTCTAAGCTACTCGTCACGATCAGCCTGCCGAGGGGCAGAAAACGCTGTTCGATCCACCAGAGTAGCGGTTGATCGCCGCTCACGACCCAGCGACAAACCTTTCTGCCTTTTGGTTTGCTCGCTGCGGTCGGCTCTGGGTGAGGGGAACAAAAGTCCATAGCTTCTTGAACATACGCTGTGCCCGTCGTATGATTTTGTCATGCACCTGCGTTTGGCGACGATTCTCTTGACGGCCGCGTTTCTTGGCGGCGACGTAACGAGTGATCCATCTCCCTATGACGCCTGTGTCCGGCTGGGGCACGGAGTCGGGAGCGGCGTCATCGTCAGCATGGACGGCGAGACGGCCTATGGGCTTACCGTGAGCCATCTGGTGAAGCGACGTGGCTCCGACATCGTCTTCCAGAACCGGGACGGCACAGAGGGAGTGGCGACCTTTGTTGGGCGGGACAAGGATTCCGACTTGGCACTGTTCAAGTGTCGCAGCCGGGACGTGATCGGTGTGGTCCCTGTTCTTCTTTCGAGGACCAAGGGGGCTGTCTACGGGGCTGGGTACACCTCCTCCGCAAAAGGCAAGCTCGTCATCAAGGGTCTGAAGCCGATGGACCCCGTGGTGATTTCCAACCTGAAGAACGGTCGAGCAGCCTACGCCGTAACGAGTGGCCGGTTCGCCAACGGAGACAGCGGGGGAGGTGTCTTTGAAGGCGGCTCGCTGGTGTCGGTGCTGAGTCACGGGGAGGATGACGAGCGTGCCCTTGGTGCGACACACTCCCAGATTCTCCGGTTCCTCAAGGAGAACGGGGCGAAAGAGGCGTCTGGCAGTCTGGTCTTCGCCGAGAAGTCAGCGGAACCAGAGTCCGAAAGCCGTAACGAGTTTCCCGACTGGGGAGACAAGGACCGCACGCGAGAGATCGTCAAGCTGTGGAAAGCTGTGCGTAGCCGCGGGGCGGGTCCGGCTGGTGCTGCCGGTGAGGCGGGTTCGCCGGGAGCTGACGGAAAGAACGCCGACCCGTCTGAGATTGCCGCCTTACGTCAGGAACTCGCGTCTAACCGTAAATTGATCGACAGGCTCATGTCGACTCCGGTTACAGTTCAGGTGCTTGACCCCAAGACCAAGTCAGTCGTTGCTGAACAGAAGTACCCGTTTGGGACACCAATCAAGCTGATCCTACCAATCATGAAAGCGAGGGCGACACGATGAACGAGCAGATCAAGATCCAGATGGAGCAAGACTTTGCGCAGACCGGCAACGTACTGGCCCAAGTCCAGACGCGGTTCAATGCGAATATCGCCCACGTCTCCGAGGAGTCAGCCAAACTGTGGCAGCTCAAGTTGCAGTTGATCGGTGCGACGGCCCAGAACCTGCTGGAGCAGCACGGTCAGGCGAACATGCAGACGCAGCTCAAGTCGTCGGGAATGTTCCCCGGCATCCAGCAGTTGCCAGCCGCACCAGCCGCAGCGGGTAGCTGATGTGGGGCAGTCGATTGTTGACTGGTGGCGTAGCGAATCTGACCGGAGGGATAGAGGCCACAGCGAGTGGCTCGACGTCCTCTGGTCCGGCGACCATGAACGGATCGCCGCCTACCTTCGCAGAGATCGACGGGATGGCGAACCTGATGGGGTTGGAGGAGATGTCTCGCCAGAACCGCCACGCGATGTCGATGGCGCAGGCTCAACTGCGTGAGCAGCTCGGCAAGAATTGGGAGCAGCCAGAAGACGTGGCGATCAACTGGAACTCCCCGACGATTGTGAATCATCCCAAGGCGGGGATGGGGACGCTGGCGAAGCTGGCTATGGGTGCTGGCTTGTTGGGTGGCGGGATCGCATTGGGGTCGGCGATGCCGTGGCTACTTGCTAATCTGTCGTCGGGTGCTGCGGACGTGGTCACGCCATCGGACAGTGACACGCAGTATCGGTTGGGGTTGGGCGAGCCTGATGAATGAGCGCGATCCGATGTGGTGAAAACGGCGGGGTGAGGCGAGACGGTGAACCGTGCCGACGGTATGCCGAACGCGGACGGATGAAATGCCGTTTTCATGGTGGGGCTGCGCCGATTGGACCGGCAAACGGATCTTGGAAACACGGCCGTTATTCCAAGTACATCCCGACGGGACTAGCCTCGAAGTACGCCGAAGCGGAAGCAGACCCGTCTCTAGGTGAGTTGCGTGGAGAAGTGGCGTTGCTGCAAGCGATCATCGCTGAACGGGTCGAGCGGCTCCACGAACACGGCGTATCAAATGTGTGGTGGAAGCAGCTCAACAAGACGGCGGACAAGATAACCGAGGCTAACCGGGTCGGCGACCGCGCGAGGGTCGGCGAGTTGTTGTCCGAACTGGTGACCGCTGTCCGCGAGGGTGCGGCATTCGGCGAACTGGTTGACGAGGTTGCCAGCTTGGTTGAACGCAAGAGCCGGATAGCCTCTCGTGAATGGCGGCGGATGGTAGACTTGCAACAGGTCATGACAACGGAACGCGCGCTGGCAATGGGTGAGGCGTTGGTGCGGTCTGTGGTCGAACACGTAGACGACCGGGAAGCGGTCAAGCGGATTGCCGATGACGTTGGCCGATTGTTCGGGTCGGCAGTTTCAGGATCGCCAGCATGAGGGCACCGCCACGTAACTCCCAGCTCTGGCCGTTCCTCTACTGGGTGAGCGGTCTTGCCGCGCTGACCGCGATCCTCTGGTTCACAGCGAGCGACTTTGACCAGACCGAGGGACGGGCGATTGCCGGGACCGGGGCTGCGACGGCGGCGACCATGTTCATAATCGAGACGCTCCGGCGTAAGGTAGGGAGAGATGGCTCGTGACGATTACATCCGGCGAGCGAAGATTGTCAGGCTCGTGGACGGCGATACGGTGGACGTGGACATCGACCTCGGTATGGCGATCACGACCCGTCAGCGGCTGCGGCTGTTCGGGATAAACACGCCCGAGGTTCGCGGGCCAGAGAAGGTGGCCGGGCACGCGGCGACCCAGCACCTCGCCGACCTGCTGGTGAGGTATCGGCACAAGGGCGAATGGGACATCGTCGTGAGAACGCACAAGGACAAGAAGGGCAAGTACGGACGCTACCTCGCTGACCTGATCGGCGAGGATGGCGACGGCAACCCGGTCAACCTCAACATGAAGATGGTGGCGGACGGCCACGCGGTCGTCGCGGTGTATTAGCGGAGGGAACCGCATGGGCACTGAGAGGTACATTCCGACGCTCGAGGAGATAGCCGAGGAGTGCGCGAAGATACGCGAGGGATGGACCGAGGAACGCTGGCGTCGTCAGCGGGAGACGAAGGACTGGGAAGTCCCCGTGATAGAAGTCAGAACAGTTTCCGACCTGCATCTGTCTTAGCGGGTCGGTTCGGAATCAGGAGGGGTGGAGATGCCGGAAGCCGTAACGACTTTTGAGCCGTCCTCGGTACAGATCGTCCCCATCGACGGTCTTACGCTCGACCCTCGCAACGCGCGGGCGCACAACCGGAGAAACCTCGATGCCATCATCGGCTCACTCAAGCGGTTCGGTCAGCAGAAGCCGATCATCGTGGACAAGGACAACGTCGTCAGGGCAGGCAACGGTGTCCTGCGTGCGGCGAAGCTGCTGGGCTGGACAGAGATCGCCGTGTACAGCAGCGGGCTGGAAGCGGAGGAAGCGACGGCCTTTGCCGTGGCGGACAACCGGGTGGCGGAACTCTCGGAGTGGGATGTTCCGATGTTGGCCGAGGCGATCGAGGACGCTTCGGATGCTGGCATCAGTTTCGACGCACTTGGTTTCACCGATGAGGAACTGAACAAGATACTGTCGGACGCGGTTCCCGAGCCGGACTTCGGTGAAGACGACGACGACGAGCTTCCCGAGGTTGAGGTGGTCCCCACGTCTACGATACGTCTGGTGCAGGTCTTCCTGTCGCCGGAGCAGCACGAGCAGTTCAACCTCTGGGAGCGTAAGTTGCGTGACCGTCTGGGTCTGGACAACATCAGCGACTCCGTCTACCGAGCCATGCGGATCGCAGCCGGTGACGATGCGTGAGTTGTACCTGACATCCCGTGTGAGTGACGACGGTCTGCCGGGAAAGCTCTTGGATGAGTCGGACGTGGATCTGGTCATCTCGGAGTCGGCGGACGTTTACAAGCCGGACGGGACGTTGCTGGCTAGGTTCCGCAAGAAGCTGATGGGTGCTTCGGAAACCCGGCGTGCGTACCACGGGCTGAAGGGGGCGGCGTACCGGACCGACCAGACGAACCGTGGTCTGGCCGGTGGGAGCCGTAACGACCAACTGAACGTCACCTATGTCCGTTTGGATGGGACTCCGTCGAAGACGAACCGTGCGGCGACGGGAACGACGAGCGGGATCGTGGGGTTCTACGACCGGGAAGCTCGCAGACCGTTTTGCCGGACGACGGCATACACCGCGAAGCATCCCCAGAAATTCGCAGCCGCCATTCCCTATCTCCAGACTATCGACGATCACTTCAGGGAACTCACGCCGGATCGGTGGGCGGCACAACAGGCCGTGTGTGATTCGACTGAGCCTGACTGGATCATCAAGGGGACGGTGTTCACCACCATCACGGTCAACAAGAATTTCCAGACGGCGGTGCATCGGGACAACGGAGATTTCCCTGACGGGTTCGGGGTGATGACCGCATTTGCAGCGGGAGAGTATGAGGGGTTCTACCTTGCGTTCCCCGGCTTCGATCCGGTGGTGGCTTTCGATATGCGAACGCGAGACTTGTTGCTGGCCGACGTGCATGAGTGGCATGGCAACACCACTCCGAGAGGTACGCCGCCGTGGGAGCGGATCAGTCTGGTCTGCTACTACCGCGAGAAGATGCACCTGTGCAAAGACCGGGCGTCCGAGCTGGAGTGGGCGAAGCGGCGGAAGCGGGGGGGAACTCTGCACGAGTGACCGCGTAAGGATTTTTTGTCGTAAGGACTTACTGTGGTAAAATTCCGTTTTCGCATGGAGGCGAGTCGTGTATGAGATGGGCGTTGTGGTGTGCGTTGCTTTACGTCGCGTGCGTGTCTGGTCTGGACGTGTGGTTCTGCATTAGGGACGCAGAGTTCCTGATCGACGTTGAGCTGAACCCTCTTGCCAAGTCGCTGATGGAGTGGGGCGGCGTAAGGATTTTTGTGGTGATCAAGCACGTGAGTTTGACAACAGTTGTTGTCACACTCTGCGAGCTGGATCGACGGAGATACCGTCACACGGCAGCGGTC